AAGTACACGGCGCGCAGACACACAGAGGTGATGGTGACAGTCCACAGTGATCTTTTGCGCCAGATTGAAGAAAGAAACCTAAACCTAGCTGACGCTGCTTACCAAGCTCTACCCTTAGTAGTCCCACCTATTCCCTGGTCGCCCGACAACCTCATCCAAGGCGGGTACTACACCAATTACATTCGCTCCTACGGTTTGGTGAAAAAGACGCGGAGGCTCTTTTGCCACGAGGTTCAAAATACAAAAGATATTGAGAAAGTTTTAAGGGGCGTTAATCCGCTACAAGAAACTATGTGGAGGATAAATCGCCGCGTCTTGGATGTACTGCGAACAGCTTTTAATGCATCAGAGGACATCGTCCCAAAGCTTCCCAGAGCAGAGCTACCAGAGCCACCAGAGTTTACAGACAAGGAATGGGAGGAAGAGCCGCAGCGTTGTAAGTCTGAGCTTTGGGCTCATTATGACGAGTGCCGGAAGCTTCGGTCCCAGCGCCTTCAAATCCTCACCCTGATTAATGTCGCTGAAATGGTTGAGCGTGAACCGGAGCTGGGGTTCTCGTGGACCCTAGACAGCCGAGGCCGGGCATATCCTATCTCTGGTGTCCTGTCACCTCAGGGCTCGGACTGGAACAAGCACCTTCTTGAGTTTGCCAAGGGGGACCAAGTCACCTGTGATTCTGACATGGATGGCATCCGATGGGCTGCAGCAACTCATTTTGGACAGGACAAGCTGCCGAGAGCAGAGCGGATCCAATGGACCCACAACCACTTACAGCGGATCTTGCGGATAGCTCAGGATCCCTTCAGTGATCTATGGTGGACCGAGGCGGATAAACCTGCTGGTTTTCTGATGGCTTGCTTTGAGCTGGCGGATTATGCCTCTAAAGGCTTAGACCATGTTACGCGAATGCCTGTTGCCGTGGACGCTACCTGCAGCGGCTTGCAGATCCTGTCAGCGCTAAGCCGAGACAGCGTGGGTGGGCGCATGACAAACCTCACTGCAGCGGACAAGCGCTATGACATTTATGGTGAGGTTGCGGAAGGTCCCTTCAGAAAAAACCTAGAAGCTATAGCTGCTGGTGATATCCCAGAACATTTGCAATCAGTCGAAAAGGCGCGTGAGTTTGCACAGACAGCGCTGGACTACGGTTTCACCCGCGATCTGACTAAGAGACCAGTGATGACCCTGAGTTACGCAAGTACTGAGGATTCCTGCCGCCGCTATGTTCGCGATTATTATCACGAGAGGATTGCCAAAGACGGTCGCCCACATGAACAGTTTCACCTGTTTGCTGTGTTTGTTGGGAGAGTGCTGTGGATGTCCATGCCAGAGGTTGTCGTGCGTGGCTTGGATATCATGGATTGGCTGCAGCAGGTCAGTTGTGCAGCGATCAAAGCCAGCAAAGATGTTCCGTTACAGTGGCGTACCCCTGATGGTCTTGTGTGCCGCACCAACAGACCAAAAGAAAAGACAGTCACCCCTTTAATCTGGATCTACGACCACCAACGGAGAAAGGGGAAGGCAGAAGTGTTTAAGCTAAAGACACAGCAGTGGCTGCAAGAGGAAGACATTCGTCAGCATCGAAACAGTGCAAGCCCAAATTATGTCCATAGTATTGATGGTTCATTCATGAGAGCTGTTGTCAGACGCTGGGACTCTATTTGCAAACAGCGGGGTCAAGTGTGTCAGGTCAGCATGGTGCATGATAGTTTTGCGACAACGAGCAAGCATTTCACTGAGTGGAACAGAGTTATCCGCGAAGAGTTTGTGAAGCTTTTCAGTCAGGATCTTCTTGCTGATTATGAGCAAAGCATGCGCGAGATCGCTGGTCCTGACGCCATCTTCCCCCCTCGCCCAACAATGGGTGATCTCGATCTTACTGAGGTCCTAACCAACGAGTTTTTTTTCTCCTGAACTACCCTCTACAGGGTTTATTTTAACCCATAGGCTTTTACACCGAAACCGAAGGAATAAAGATGGCTAAGACGCCAGCAATGAAGTTCACCATGCGCGGGTTTGCTTCCTACCCACATCTAGTTCGCCCAGACACCCAGTTTGACCCAGAAGGCAAGTACGTGGCTAATCTGGCAATGGATGCAGAAGATGCTGCTCCTTGGATCTCTAAGTTCAGTAAGTTGTGGAAGGAGATGTTCAATCAAGACATCAACCCAGACGACAATCCTGTTTGGAAATGGGAACTTGAGGACGACAAAAAAACTCGAACAGGCCGAGTTGTTTTTAAGATTGCTTGTAAAAATAAAAAGATGCCTGACGGTAGTATCTGGGACCGTCGCCCAAAACAATTTGACTCTAAAAACCAAGAGATCATTCACGTTGATATCTATGGTGGCACCGAGATGCAGGTTGCTGGGGAGGTGTACCCGTGGCGTAGTGGTAAAGTTGGATTTTCACTACAACCATTAGCTGTCCAAATTATAAAACTGGTNAAGCGTGAGGCTGCTACGGCGAATGTCTTCGAAGAGGTCGACGGATACGTTTTNANTGATAGTGATGCTGCCGATTTAACTGCATCACCAATCAAAGACNNNGCTGAGGAGTCTAACGCGACGTATGACTTCTAAAGCCGCTGCCCATTCGNNAGANCNAAANGGGATTGAAGAAGGCTATAGATCCGGTCTTGAGGTGAAAATTGCAGAGGGGCTCCAAATGCTTGGGGTCCCTTTTCAGTATGAAGAGCAGAAATTTGCCTTTACGCAACCCGCCAAGCGCCGAACATATACCCCTGATTTTTTGGTGACGACGAAAAGTGGGAAGCTTCTAATTATTGAGGCGAAAGGGCGGTTCCGAACTGAAGACCGCCAGCGCCATCTGCACTTTCGATCATCAAATCCCGATCTGCCTCCTGTTCGATTTATCTTCAGCAACCCAAACAACCGCATATCAAAAACCAGTAAGACGACGTATGGCGCATGGTGTGCAAAAAATGATTTCCTGTTTGTCAAATTTGATCCGAAACAAGTAATCCCACAGGAGTGGTTAGATGAATGACGTGAGGTGGCTGGTGTCTTGGACACGCCCCCGTCTCTCTACCACTAAAATAGTAATACATGCGCGAAAAACCCCCGAGACTGCAGCTGAAATGGATAGCTGGTTTCGACGCCGTGGGTTTCTTCAGTGTGGTTTCCATTACTGCGTCAGCAGATCTGTCACTACAGAAACAAGAGATCCTAAGACTATTGGCGCTCATGTAAGTGAATATGACAAAGACAGCTTAGGTATTTGTGTGCTCGGTTGGTCTGGCCAAGAATCTGAAACCTTGGACCCGAGTACCAAAGAAAACTTGCGTCTCCTTATTGCGAAATTAGTGCCTCAGTATCCACAGGCACTTTTACAGTCTGCCCCTGAGCTAATGAATCTCAGCAAGGGGTATGACGCCCTGCATTCATTGGTTGAGGAATTAAATCTGTATGGCAGAGAGTTACAAAACAAGCTGTGAAAAGTGTGGGTCCAGCGACGGTCGAGCTGTGTACCCAGAGACAGGGCAAGAACATTGCTATGTCTGTGATGATCACACCTTCCCTGACGCACCCCAAATTCCAGCTCCCGTTCCTAAAGATGACCCTAAATTTCTGCAGGGAGAGTTCCGGGCTTTACCCGCTCGCAAGATTACTGAAGAGACCTGTAAAAAATTTGGATACCAGATTGCTCAAAATACAGATGGGCCAGTGCATGTAGCCAACTATCGCCGTGGCACTCAGTTAATGGGACAAAAGATCAGGGGCAAAGACAAAGTATTTTCAACTATAGGGAAACCAGCCGACGCTGGGTTCTTTGGGCAGCATCTGTTTCGAGACGGTGGCCGCATGGTTGTTATTGTTGAGGGAGAGATTGATGCGCTTTCCGCTTACCAAGCTTTGGGTCACCGTTGGCCCGTTGTGAGTCTACCGCAAGGCGCTCAGTCAGCTTCAAAAATATTTAAGCAGGAGATTGAGTGGCTAGAGCGGTTCGAAAAGGTTGTCCTGTGTTTTGATGAAGACGATGCAGGGCGTGCGGCAGTGCGCCAAGTTGCACCCCTGCTAGAACCAGGGAAGGTCAGTATTGCCAGCCTTCCTGAAAAGGATGCAAACGAGTGTTTGTTGCAAAACAAGGCGGCTGCTTTGGTTTCCGCAATTTGGGACGCGACACCTTATCGTCCTGATGGGGTGTTGGATGCCAGTACACTCTGGGAACAAGTGATTGCAGACGACGAGGCTGGAGGGCATCCCTACCCGTTTCTCGGTCTGCAAGAGATGACACTAGGCTGTCGCCTTGGTGAGATGGTTCTTCTTTGCTCTGGGTCTGGTATGGGGAAAACCAGCCTCACTCGCGAGCTAATCTACAGCATGATTAATGCGGGTAAAAAAGTTGGCGGATTGTTTCTTGAGGAAAGTGTTGGCCGCACAATGAAGGGTCTATGCGCCCTGCACCTCAACATCCCCCATAATCAACTCACAAGTGTCCCTGAAGACCAGTTGCGTGAAGCGTTCGATTACGTCACCAGCACAGGCTTAATGCTTTATGACCACTTTGGTAGTAGTGACATCGACGTAATTATTGACCGGGTGAAGTTCATGGCCTCTGCTGGCTGTGAATACATTTATCTCGATCATTTGAGCATGGTGATTTCCGGTATCCAAACGACAGATGAGCGGAAATTATTAGATGTCCTTCTCACTCGACTTCGCACCTTGTGCAGCCGTTTTAATATCGGCTTGATCTGTGTCAGCCACTTAAAGAAGCCTGACGGAACTGCATTTGAAAATGGGGCTCAGATTTCACTGTCGCACCTGCGCGGCTCTAGCTCTCTTGCTAACCTTTCAGACCAATGCATTGCCCTAGAGCGTGACCAACAGGCGGAAGATCCGCTTGAACGCAACAAGACTCGCGTCCGTCTATTAAAAAATCGTTACCTCGGCCTGACAGGCGTGGCTACTACTTTGAATTACAACCCGAGTACTGGGCGTCTGACGGAGGACGAAGGACCATCCTTAATTTTAACCCATGAGCCGATTTCTGTGGCTCATACAAGTACGGATTTTTAAGACCATATGAGTTTCCGAAAAATCGCGACGGGTTCGTTGGAGGACCTGCGACAGGCCTTCTTTGACCTGCTGCTTGATGCTGACAACTTGAAAGCGCAGCTCAAGCTGGCGGATGAGGCAAACACCAATCTCTATTACGAGGCAAACGATCTTGAGAAAGAACTCAAAGAAACGAAGGAGCGGCTCCAAGAGGCGCTTCGGGATATCGAGGATCTTGAGCAAGAGAATTTTGATCTCCAAGAGGACTTGGTTGACGCTGAACAAAAAGTTAAACGTGTAATTAATTAAACCCTATAACGTGCAATACTCTGTAAGGAGACATTATGCCAAACGGCGAAACGTGGATCTTTGATCTGGAGACCCGAGGGCTCCTCCCAAACCTTAAATCTCCATCTGATTTGTTCATCATTGTTGCGCAGGAACTGAACACAAATGAAACAGTTGCTGTCACCCTTGACGACTGCGAGGCGTTTGCTCGGCGGTTATACGAAGCTGATAAGCTTATTGCACACAACGGGTGGGGGTTTGACTTCCCAGCCCTCACCCAAATCTATGATTGGTGGGATCGCCTAGAAGACCCAAGGGATTCTGATTCCATCATTGAGGCTCGCATAGCGTGGCCACACCTATTCGATCTGGATCAGGCAAAGTACGCTAAGATGAAGGATCGATACCCCCTCCCTAAAAATCTATTTGGAAGTCACAGCCTAAAAGCTTGGGGCTTGAGATTAGGTGAGCATAAAGGAGACTATGATCTTGGATTTGAAGAGTACTGCCCTGAAATGCTGGAGTACGCAAAGCAAGACATAGTTGTGACAAGGCTTCTTTGGGACACTATTCAAAACAAAAGTGTCTCACGAAATGCGTCAGACTTGGAGCAAGCGGTCGCTCGCCTTATGGCAAGGCAAGAGCGGACTGGATTTCCATTCGACAGCAAGGCTGCGGATGAACTTCTGCGAGATCTTCAGACTGAACAGGCTGAGATCAATGAACGCCTCCAAGCTGCATTCCCACCGTGGAGCGTTAAGACCCCCTTTGTACCTAAGGCCAACAATAAAAAGTTGGGCTACGTCAAAGGAGAGCTTACATTCAAAGTGAAAGACGTGGTGTTCAATCCATCGAGCCGCGATCATATTGCGGACAGGTTGAAGACGCTTCACGGCTGGGAGCCATCAGAGACGACGCCTCAGGGTAAGCCTCGTGTAGATGAGGCTATTTTATCAGAACTTGATTACCCCGAGGCGCGTCTCTTAGCGCGCAACTTCCTACTCGACAAACGGATTGGCCAGCTCGCAACGGGCGCTCAAGCTTGGATGAAAAAGGTTGCTGACGATGGTCGCATTCACGGGCGCGTTCTAACCCTACAAACGATCAGCGCTCGGGCCTCCCACACCTCACCGAACATCGCTCAAGTGCCGGGGAATAACGCCCCATTTGGTGAACGGTGCCGCATGTTATTTACAGCACCACAAGGGCGCGTTCTTGTCGGCAGTGATTTATCTGGGATCGAGATTAGAGCTTTGAGTCATTACCTAGCTGGTAAGGGTGATCCTGACTATGCCAAGGAGGTTGTTGATGGAGACATCCACACTCGCAACCAAGAGGCTGCAGGTCTCTCTAGTCGCGAAGATGCAAAGTCGATGCTGTACGCTACCTTGTATGGGGCTGGGGTTCAGAAGCTTGGGTCAATTGTGGGGGGAACCGCAAAGGACGGAGCCGCAGTTAAGGAACGGTTTTACTCTGGGGTCCCTGCTCTAGGGAGGCTGGTGAATGACATCAATGAAAAGCTAGATGAAAAGGGGTTTCTTATTGGTGTTGATAAAAGACGCTTATATCCTCGGAGCAAACATAGCGCTCTAAATCTTCTCCTGCAGAACTGCGCAGCGGTAATTGCCAAGGCGTGGATCGTGAAGTGTGATGAGCTTTTTAAAAACCGCTCTCTGGATGTCCAATGGCATGCGTGGGTTCACGATGAGATACAAGTGTCTTGCTCACCCGAAGAAGCATTTCCCGTGGGACAGGCTGCGCAAGATGCAGTCCGCATTGTGCAAAAAGATTTAGATATCCAATGCCAGCTCGACACTGAGTTTAATGTCGGAAAAACTTGGGCGGAAACTCATTAATGAAACGCCCCAATCCCACAGCTAAGGCTCTGAGGTCCCCACACCTCAGGGCCAAGATTACCCGAGTTAAAAAGAAATATACGAGAAAGGGGGAGAGGAGAATGCTTGATGCAAGACCAACACATAGCTGTCTGGTTTTCTTGTGGCGCAGCTAGTGCTGTGGCTGCTAAACTAACCTTGGAGTTGTATGGAGACTCAAATAGGGTCAGTGTTGTCAATAACCCCATCAAAGAAGAGCATGAAGACAACCAAAGATTTCTCCAAGATGTAGCTAAGTGGCTAGGTGTGGAGATTCAGTTTGCCACTCGGTCAAAGTACCCCAACCAATCTTGTAAAGAAGTATGGGCTGATCGAAAATTTATGTCTGGT